GTCCACGCCTTCGACGTTGTCGTGCGTAACGCCGATGGCGCCCTTGAAGTCCGGTGCGGTCTTGCCGGCCGGGGCGTAGCTGCCGACGGTCTGGATGCTCTGCGTGATGTGCTGCGTCCCGCCGCCGGTATCGAAGGCGAAGCTCGACTCGCCGACCTCCGGCGGTTGGTACTCGGGCGCGACGTACCGGACCGTGCACGCCCACTTGCCGCGACCGGCGGTCGTGTCGACGAAGATCGGCTCGAGCGTGCACTCGTCGCGGACCAGGCCGTCGTAGGTCGTCGCCGTGGAGTTGAGCAATAAGGTTTTGGCCGTCAGGTCGTCGGAGGTGCCGTCGAGGATGTAGTGCATCGTCACGGACGGGCGTTCGCCCATGACGGTCTCGCGGCTGTCGATCTTTTCGGTTAGTGTTGCGCTCATTCGCTCCGCTCGTTCGCTTAGGCTGCGGGCTTCAGACTTCGGGCTTCAGGGACTATCAAGCGGCCGCTACAATCTCCGCATGCGCGATCACACGAAGCTGCGGGCGTTTCAACTGGCTGATGACCTTGTTCTGGCTGTTTACAAGGCGACGGCTTCCTTCCCAAAGCAGGAGCAATTCGGGCTGGCGCAACAACTGCGCCGAGCCGCGGTATCGTGCGCGTCGAACATCGTCGAAGGGTGCGCTCGAAATACCCACGCCGATTACGTGCGGTTCCTCGACATAGCCTACGGGTCTGTTTGCGAGGCGCAGTATCAACTGTCCCTGGCCGAGCGCCTTGGCTATCTGGAGGCGAATGCGTCGCAGACACTGGCCGAATCCTGTCGCGAGACGGCCAAGGTCTTGAACGCCCTCGTGCGCTCATTGCGGTCTTCCTCTCCCGAAGCCTGAAGCCCGAAGCCTGGAGCCCGAAGCCTGGAGCCCGAAGCCTGGAGCCCGAAGCCTGGAGCCTGGAGTCCGGAGCCTGATCCCTACGCGAAGGAAATGCCTTCGGCATTCCTGAGCGTTCTCGTATTGCGTTCAATCTTGTCAATGCCGTTGGCCATGCGGTCGGTCACGCCGCCGGCCTGAAGGCCCAGGACGTTGGCGGCGACGAAGGTGCCCTGGGCGCCGATCTTGGCCGCCTGGTCGGCCAGCAGGTCGCCGAGCCCGGCAATCGCCTGGTTTGCCTTGGCGATGATGTCGTCCGGGCTTTCGAGCTTGTCGGGGCCGGCGGCTTCCTTGGCCTGGCGTTTCTTGCGGGCGGCCTCGACGGCGTCGCGCCACTCCTTGCGGGCCTTCTCGAGGTCGGCTTCGTTCTCGGCCATGCGGCGTTCGTACTCGGCGTCGAGTTGGCTGTGCTTGCGGAGGTTCTCCCGGCCGATCCGGGCCATGGTCGCCTCGTGGATGGCGGCCGCCCGTTGGCGCTCGGCCTGGCGTTGGGCTTCACGCTCGGCGATCTTGCGCTGCTGCTCGTTGTCGATCTGGGAGATGGCGGCTTGTTTCTGCTGTTCGACGAGCTTGTTCTCTGCTGCCAGGTCAATCGAATCGTCGAACAGTGATTTGATCCAGTTCCACGCCTTCAAGGCGGCCAGCCTTGATGCGCTGCCACGTCCTGGCGAAGAAGCCCACGAAGCCTTGCCACGCCTTGGAGAAGAACGCCGTCGTCTCGATCCAGCCGACCTCAAGGCCGTGCCAGACGGTCTCGACAACCGCCAGCAACCCGTGCCAGGCGTCGTAACCGATGCGGATGAAGAAGTTGCGGAAGTTCAGCCAGGCCTTCTCCAGGAAGTTGATGCCCCGCGTCCACTCCATCTTGAGCGTCAGCCAGAGGACCTTGACCGCCAGAGAGATGTCGCCGGCGGCCAGCGCATCGGCGATGCCCTGGTAGGCGGTCAAGGCGTCCTCTTTCAGCACGTTGAACCTCTCGCCCAGCCAGGCGAGCGCCTTACCGCCCGCACTAGTCGCGTAGACCAGGTACGCCCCAAGCGCGGGGAGGGCGGTGATCACCGCACCGATGGGCGAGAGCAGGAAGGCGACTACACCGGCCAGGATTTTGAAGACGGCCCCGACCCCCGTGACGACGGCGATGAGACCGCCGAGGGCGCTGCCCAGGCCGCTGATGATGGTCCCCAGCGCCGCCAGGGCGACACCGCCGGCGACCACGGCCGCCGCGACCAGACCGGCCATCTTCAGCCCCAAGTTGCGGATACCGGCACCGAACGCCTTGATCTTCCGCTCGGCCGCACGCAACCCGCGCACGAGCCGCTTGTCGTCGGCGAAAAGCTCGACGAACGCTCGACCGGCCCTGATTGCGGTACTCTTACTCATCTGTTAGCCTCGTCCGGGCGCTGGAACTCGTAGTGGGGCAAGAACGGTGGAGAGCTTGGCCAACTGGATTGAGGGTGTGTTCTGGATCGTCGTGGCTGCGGTTGTTGCTGTTGTCGGCATCCGGTCCCGCGGGGGCATGAGGCCCTTGACCACCGCAGCGGCCGGGCTCTTCGTTCTCTTCGGGGTGTCAGACTTCGTGGAAGCAAACACTGGCGCGTGGTGGAAGCCGTGGTGGCTTCTGGTGTGGAAGGCACTTTGTGTCCTCGGCTTGATGACATGCTTCTTCTTGTACAGGCGCATTCGTCGCAGTCCTGGCGATCGCAAGTCGGAGGAGGCACCAAGCACACCGGAGTAGACGTCACAGCGATACGGTTCCCGACGGCCTTCAGCTGCCTCTGGGCCTGCTGCAACCCTCGCACCAGCTTGCTGTCGTCGGCGAACAGCTCGACGAAGGCCCGGCCCGGATTCCTTTGGTGGAAGGCACTGGCTATTCCTCCGGCCCGGGGTCGGGCAGGCACCACCAGCCGGCGGGGAGCGTCACGCGGTTGTCACTGCGGACGCGCTGGCCGTCCACGTCGACGAAGACGTACGCCTCGACCGGCTCGGCCAGCTGGACCGGCTCACCGGGCGGGATCAGTATCGTCTTTGTGCTGACGCAACCGCTCAGCAAGGCGCCCGCGGCGGCTGCGATTGCGATCAGCTTCCATAGCGGAATCCGGCGCACTGGCTCGCTCCCAAAACAGTTCCCACGCGGCCTTGACGATCAACTCCAGGACCGGCAGGAGCGCTTCAAGCATGTGCTCGCTCCTTCGGCGCTCGCAGGCACCAGGCCTCAGGCTTCAGAGACGACCGCGGCCGGTGTCTTCCGCATTTCCTGTAGCCTGAAGCCCGGAGCCTCTGGGCTTCAGTTCGCGGACTTGACCTTAGCGCGGGACGCGCTGTAGCCCAGCGACGCGAGCACGGCCACCGCGCCGCCGACCAGCCTGGCGATCCAGCTTTCCTCGGTCACGCCGTCCATCGCGCCCGAGGCCAGCAGGAACCCCAGCAGCGTCGCCAACAGGGACAGCCAGAACTCCGTCGTCTTGTAACCCGGCTTTGTCGAAATGGTTTCGTTCACGATCACACTCCTTTGCCTTTGGTAAGGGCGTCCCTTAGAAGCCCGATGTTCTCGCGGCTGACTTCAATCACTTGCCCGCGCTCCTTGCCGAACGGGTCGAAGTCGCTTGGCCTCAGCGTCCGCCCGCGCTTCGGGTCGCGGTGGCAGTTGGCCGTCAGCGACAGAAGCGCCGACAGCCGGCCCCATGCATCGCGGCCGTGGCCCTCGGCCATCCATAGCAGTTGCCGCAACGTCAGCGGCCGGGGATCGACGCCAACGCCTCCGGCGATGAGCCAGACATCGCGCCAGCAATCGCCTGGTCGATATCCAGTCCCTCGATCCGCGTCTCGATGGCCTTGACCGCTTTCTCGATCATCTTCGCCTGGGTCTCGACGGCGCGGGCCCGGTCCGCCCGGCCGCGCTGGCGGAAAAAATCCACCAGCTCCTCGTAGAACGCCTTCTGGGCGGCCAGGAGCGTGGCGCCGTCGAAGCCGGCCCGAACGTCGGCGTCGCTGACCTTGTGGGCCTCGAACTGCTCGGCCAGCAGGGCGCAAAGCACCTCGCCCAGCAGCAGCTCATCGGTGCCCAGGCGCGTCAGCAGCGGCGGATCGCCCGCTTCCGGCTGAAGCAGGTCGACGCCAAGGGCGTCCTTGACGACCAGGGCGGTGCCGAGATTCAGGCTGAGAGTCCATGTCCTGCCGGCTGCGTCGGTGAACGTCTTCATATGCACGCCTTTCTTCTTGCGTTGGGGTCGCCTATTGCGTACACTTCATGTGTTAACATAAGGAGCCTGTCCATGAACCGCGTGAACATGCGCGAGGCCCGCAAACGATTCAGCGACATCGTCAAGGCGGCCGAGCGCGGCCAGTCGACCGTCATAACCCGCCGGGGGCGGCGCGTGGCCCGCATCGGGCCGGTCGGGCATGCCCGGGGCAAGACGCTGCCGGACCTGTCGGACTTTCGGGCGTCGATCAAGGCCGGCGGCAAGGGGCTCTCGCGGGTCGTCACCGCCCGTCGCAAAGAGGCCAGGTACTGATGGCCTACATCGATACCAGCGTCCTGGCGGCGTACTACTGCCCCGAGAAGCTCAGCGACGCGGTTCAAGAGGCGCTGGGCAACGTCAAGGAACCGACCATCAGTCCGCTGGTGGAGGTGGAGATGTACTCGGCCGTGGCGGCCAAGGTGCGGGCCAAACAACTGGAGCAGGCCGCGGCCCGGCGAATCGTGAGCCTCTTCCAGAAGCACCTGGCCGAGGGCACCTACGCCCTGGTGCCCATCGAGACGTCCGAATACAACCTGGCCCGCGACTGGATCGTCGAGTTCGCCAGCCCGCTGCGAGCGCTGGACGCGCTGCACCTGGCGGCGGCGTTCGCCAACGACCTGACGCTGCTGACGGCCGACAGGGCGCTGGCGCGGTCCGCCGATCGCTTTGGGCTGCGCTGCGAGTTGATCAGGTAGGCTGCACATCAGACGCCTGCCACTTCGTGCCATTCCAGGAACACCGCCAGCTTGGCCGTCACGTCGGCGACGATGGCCTCCTCCAACGCCTCGTTGCGCGAGAAGTTCGTAATCGAGAAGTCGCCCAGCGGCCCCTGGGCGCCCGAGACCTCGCGCTTCTGGTCGAGCACGGCCAGTGCAACGGTGCCTGCCGTCAGGAACGCGTTCTTGATGGCGTCGAAGACCGCATCGCCCGGCTTCCAGACCATCTGGAACTCCACGGTGCACTCCCGCAGCGTCGGGGCGGTCGCCCGCCAGCCGGAGTTGCCCCGCGTGGTGATGTCCGCCTCGCCGGCCTCGAGGTTGAGCGTCACGTCGCGGACGTTGTCCACCTCGCTCATCGACGCCGGGTCGGTCGTCCCGGCCGGGCCTTGGTACAGCCCGGCGTTCATTCCCAAAACGAATGTAGTAGACATCACTCGCTCCCTTCGGTCGCCCTTTCAGGCTATAGTCCGTAGACTATAGGCCTTAGGAGAATCTCTATGCGCGATCACACCAAGTTGCGTGCGTTCGAATTGGCCGACCAGTTGGCCCTTGCCGTATACGAGTCAACCCGCGACTTTCCAAAGGCCGAACGCTTCGGCCTGACGTCGCAGATGCGCAGAGCAGCCATGTCCGGCGCATCGAACATCGTTGAGGGCTGTGCGAGACACACCGAGGCGGACTACCTTCGGTTTCTCGATATGGCCTTCGGTTCGGTTCGCGAGGTCGAATATCAGGCTTCGTTGGCGCACCGACTTGGGTACATGCCCGAAGCGGCATACGAAACTCTCCGCAGTCGGTGTGTCGAAACGTCAAAGGTTCTCGGTGCACTCATCCGCTCCCTTCGCGTCTAAGGCCTATGGTCTACAGCCTACGGCCTAATGCTGTCCCGCCACATCGCGGCCAGCTTGGGTCTTTCCTGCTCGAACGCCGGTCCCATGTACGGCCGCGCGACGATTCGCACCTTGCGTTTGCGGCGCTTGTGTCGAGTGCCTTCCACGACAGTTGTCATCCCGCCGTATTCCAAGGCTTCGGGCGCGTCGCCGACCTTCTGGTTCAGCCGCGCCGGGCCGATCACGACGCTTCGGCGCGACGGGTCGTAGCCGAAGAAGATGAAGCGCTTGAGCAGCCCCGTCCGGCTGGTCGGCGGCTCGCCGGGCCGGCTTGTCCGCTTGCGCTTGCGGATACTGCTGCGGGCGGTGCGCCGCACGAACGCACCGAAGCGGCTGAGGACGCGCCCCGTGGCCTTGTCCACCGCACCGGTGACCGCCTTGCGGTCAAAGAACATCCGCTTTATGTCCATACCGATCACGGCTCCAGCTCCTCGGCTGTCGCCTCCAGGGCGGCTACGTCCTGCGAGCGCTTATCGAACCACTCGAGTTCCTTCTGTGCCCGCTGTAGCCGGGCCACCAGCGTCTGCCGCTGCCTTGCCAGTGCGGCCGGGTCGATCTGGCAGACCGTCTCGCTGCGCTGTGTGATCTTGATCCCACCGTCGGGCAGCTTCCGCCAAACGCGGCCACTGTTGGTCTCGATGCGATCCGCGAAGTATTGCGTGTCGTTCGGTACGGGCATGTGTCAGCCTCCCCTCACCGCGATCGCGCCGGCCCCGCTGTGGTGGGCCGTGGCGAACTCATTCTCGGGGCCGTACTGGCAGACGAAGTCCGTATCGCTGGCCAGGACATTGCACGTCCAGAGCACCTGGTCGCTGGGAGCGCAGATCGAGTCGGCGTAGAACCACGCCGTCTCTCCGACATACCCGTCCCGCTCCCAGTCGATCAGCGAACATAGCTCCAGTTGCGTCGGCAGCCGCCAGTCGCTGTAGCCGCCGTAATCCAACTCCTCGATCGCCTGGACCGAACTGCCGCCGGGGTTCCAGTAGCAGGCGTCCCGCCACTCGCCGGAGAGCGACTGGGCCGTCGTCGGCCAGTACGTCAGGACCCATTTGCCGGCGTTCCAGTCCGTCGTGAAATCGTCGCCGGAGCTATGGGCGGCGAGGCAGACGTAGAACGGCAGGCTGTCCCCGCCGAACCCGCAGACCAGGTCGTGCAGCGCGTAGGCCGTGCCGGGCTGCCAGTCGCCGCGGGCAGCCTGAACCTGTGCGGCCGAGTCCGAGCCGGGGACGATAAGCCGCTGGTCCTGCACCCACATCCGGCCCGTGGCGCGATCGCGGACGATCCCGCCGTCGCCGACGGCCGCGAAGTGAGGCTGGGGCTTGAAGCCTATGTCCCCGTGGTACGCCGCGTCGCCGGCCTGGCGGACGGTCGTCTGGCCCGACGAGACGAGCAGACCTTGTCGGTTGCGGTAGAGCGGCATTACCAGGTCCCTCCGACCACCGTAACGATGTCCGCTAGGTCCACGCTGCGGAATGTGTGCCACTCGCCCGGCGCCAGGGGCACGTCGTCGCCCGTATCGCCGAGCAGGCAAACGTCGGCGACGTTGGCCGGCGGAGCCGAGACGGTGACGGTCGCGACGGTCTGCTGGGCCGCCAGCGGCTGGTACTCTGCCGTCACCTCGATCTTGCGTGCGATGACGTTGCTCATAACATCAGTCCTCAGTCCTCAGACTTCAGGCCTCGGGCTTCAGACTTCAGACCTCGGGCTTCAGACTTCAGACCTCGGGCTTAGACTTCAGACTTCGGGGGCTTGGTGTCGTTCCTGCAGCCTGTAGCCTGAAGTCTGTAGCCTGTGCGACGCATCAGCGGAGCACTCTGTAGGTCAGCGTCAGCACGGACGTGAACGCCCGCTGCTGGGCCAGGTGGTCCGGTGCGTAGACCGGCTCGTTGGCGGTCTTGACCCATGCAGCCCACGGCGCTGCCTGGAGAACCCGCCGCTTGAGGAAGTCGGCGATCTCGTCAACCACGCAAGCAGTGTCGCGACCTCCGTGTCCGTCGCCTTGCCGATTTTCTTCTGGATGCCGACGTCGATCTGCACGTCGTGTTGGCTGGTCGTCCGCGACGAGGCGGTGATCTCGACGCCGCGCGGAACGACCGTGACTCGAAGGTCCTTCATCTCGGCCAGCTCGTGTTCGGGCAGCACGCGCCGCTGCGGCGTGAAGCTCTGCGAGAAAGCCCCACCAGTCAGTTCTGTCACGACCGCGTCCGCGATGTCCGTCACCAAAGCCATGATCTATCTCCCTTCGACTTCGCTCAGGGCTAGCCGAAGATCAACTTCCAGACCGCACCCAAAGCCAGCGTCACGGTCGAGCCGGCGATGATCCACAGCAAACGTGACCGCGTCGCCTCGGCCGACTCCAGCCGGTCCAGGCGGATCTGGATGCCCGGCTTGCCGTTGCCGCGTATCGCCTCGTCCATGCGGTCCAGTTTCGCGTGGATGGAGTCGAACTCC